TTATGAAAGCATAGACCGTTTACCCTCCCTGGGTACGACGGAACAGGGGTCCTGATGGATAATTACATCCGATCCCGGAAAACGCCGTAAAATAGCCTGCTCTACCTGATCCGCCACCATATGTGCCTGAACCAAAGGCAGAGAGTCTTCCATTTCCAAATGAATCTGAATAAAGCGGGTCGGCCCTGACTGCCGCGTGCGAAGATCGTGAGCGCCGCTAACACCCGGCCAGGAAGTCACGATATCAATAATTTCTTGCCGTTCCTCATCAGGCAATGCGCGATCCAGTAATGACTGTACCGCCTCATATCCCATGCGTAACGCGCTATATAAAATATAGATGCCGATTCCCAATGCAAACAGAGCATCGGCGCGATGCCAGCCGTACCAGGACAACCCCAGCGCCAGCAGAATTGCGCCGTTCATCATAACATCAGACTGGTAATGTAGCATATCAGCCCGCACCGCCTGGCTTTGCGTCCGGCGCACCACCCAACGCTGAAACGAGACAAGGATAATCGTACAAATTAGCGCCACAATTGTCACGATAACCCCGACGCCTGGATCTGTCATCGGTGTTGGAGATATCAGATGTTGAATACCCGTCAAAAACAGGAATAGTGCCGAACCGGAGATAAACATACTTTGCGCCAGCGCCGCGAGGGACTCTGCTTTACCGTGACCAAACGAGTGATTATCGTCGGCAGGTTGCAGGGAATATCGCACCACCAGTAAATTCGTCAACGACGCGCCGATATCCACCAGCGAATCCACCAGCGCGGCGAGAATACTCACCGACCCGGTATACCACCATGCAAAAATTTTAATCAGCAATAGCAACGAAGCCATCGCCGTCGCAGCAATCGCCGCCCGACTGACCAGCCGTCCATAAGATTGATTCATAAATACTCCCGCTATCAACTGACGCTAGTATAACGGAAGCAAATCATCTGCAATGCATTAAGCAGCAGGCAAATTGAGGATAAAAAAAACCCCCACATCATGTGGGGGAAGACAGGGATGGTGTCACAAAAAAGCACCTAACCTGATGATATAAATGGATTTATATCAAGCACTGTCCACATAGCGTCCACATCGACCATAAATAAAGCCCCTCAACTGAGGGGCTATTTTTGTGATCACATCCACATAATTTGCTGCCCTGACGGCAACGGGTGCGGCCTCACGGCGTGGACTTCTCCCGGCTTCACGATGTATCGCTGTACCGACTCATAAGTGATGAACGTGGCGCTGCAATTCACGTTCTGGCACTGGTGATAACGCTCTTTTGTCGTGTCAGTGATATAGCGGCTTGTACGCGCATGTGCGGCATGCTGGCATAAAGGACAATGAAACATCGCGAGCACCTCTTCCGGTTTTGTTGATGGTGCCATTTTAGTTAATTTATCCTTATAAAACAAACAGATAAAACAAAAACATCACTCATCATCTTCTGTTTCGTACTCCACATCAGAAAGCCTGACCTCAAGCTCCAAGGACGTCGTGAAGCCGCTATTATTCAGAAAATGTGTCACCTTAGTGATTGTCCAGTCCTGCTCGTCTATGACGCGCTTAAAGCCTGACACTTTAACCGGTGTTTCCGTGTAAATATCTGCCCGACCGGTAGCCAGGCTGATGGAGAACTCCGCCACACCCCGTTGCAGTTTATCCCACTTCGCCTGAGCGGCGCGCATGGCCTGCGCTTTCGTGGCATATACCGTAGTCAGGGCAAAAACGTTGTCAGCCTCACCGGCCATGTATTCACCTTCGCGCGCTTCCGGTACTTTTGGCGCTTTCTTCTGCGTGACCGGTTTCGCTTTCGGGTGCTCCAGTGCGCGCAGGTGTTTTTCTTTCTTTTTGCGTTTCAGTTTTACCTTCTGCTTTTGTGGTTTCGGGTCTTTGGTGTGTAACCACTTTGCCGTTACGCCGGTATAGGCTCCACGGTCAGCAATCGCAAAATGATGGCGGTCGCCGTCGCTGCGGGTGATGGTGACCTGCGGGATTTTTTTACCGCTGGCCGTCACCCCCTGCCCCGCTTTGAGAAACAACAGTTTTCCCATTTTTACCGACACCTCACCGCCGTTGCGTTCTGCAAGACGGGTCAGGAATTTCGCATCAGACTCCTGCGACTGGTCGATGTGCGGGATTTTAATTCCGGCCAGTGACGGAGCGACACTGGCTTCCAGCCTGTTACGGGAGGCTATCGCCTCAACAATCGCACCGAGCGTGGTGTCATGCCAGGAGCCTTCCCGGCGGGAATTGAGCGTCCCGCGGAAATCTGCACTCCGGGCGCGGATGGTGACCACATCCGGTGCGCCCCGGTGTTCAACCTCATCAACGGTAAATTTCCCTTTGCATACCAGGGCAAAACCTTTCCAGCCGATATACACCGTCAGGACAGCGCCACGAACCGGCAGCCCGACCTGCCCGTCGGCATCGTTCAGTTCAATATCAAGCTGGTCAGCCTCAAAGCCCCGGTTATCCGTCAGGGTCATGCTCATCAGACGGTCACTGATATTGCCGGTAATATCCCTGCTGTCGAGCATCAGCATGTAATCCGGCGTCAGCGTACTGCCTGCATCAAATGTCAGCGCATCCAGCATTATCCCGCCCCCGTCATACCCGTGAATCTGGTCGCCATACTGCCAGCCTTACCGATGAGCGATTCCGCCTGTTTACCGATATCGCCATAAAGCGCGGCCAGTGATTCATCAACGCGAATGAGCGACAGCGTAAAATCAATTTTCCGGGGTGTGCCGTCTGCAAAGAAAATACTCCCTGTTTCACTCACCCTGCTGATGACATACATGCCGTAAATCATGCCGGTGCCATCCAGCAACGGCCACGCCCGGCCTTCCTCTGCCATCAGCCTGAGCGTGGTCATCGTCAGCTTGCCGCCGGTCAGTTCGGGATAAAGCACACCGGCCAGCGTGATGTTTTCCTCGCCAACACCGAGAAACTGAAAGGCATCCCGTTTACCGATACGGGAATTTGACGGCCAGCGATAATCTGATTCACGCTGCATGGTCTGGTGTGGCAGCGTCTGGCGCATAAAAACAAACATACCTAACGCGAGCATCATTTTTCGTCACCTCCTTAACCGTCATGCATCATGCTGGCACGGGCGCGCGCACGTTTATCCCGCTCGTATTTTTCGAGCGCATCCTGTAACTGGCGGTCGAGCTGTGTCCCCGGCGCAGTACCACCCGTCAGGCTGATGTGATATTCGTTTTTACTCTGGTCCACATAAGAGCGGCCAGCCGGTGCCGTGACCGGCTGATAAGCCTGATAGCCTGCATAAGAGCTGGTCGCCGGAATATAACCACCGGTGCCATACGTGGCGGCATGAGTTCTGGCGGCGGTCTGGTCAAGTGTGTCTGACTCTTTGTTGATAACACCGAGTTTTTCCAGTACCCAGTCAATACCGCTGCGCAGTTTGTTGAACGCATTAAGCGGCAGCATCAGCGCGTCAGCCAGTGCCTGCCCGAACATGACGCCCGTGTCACGGCAACGGTTCAGGGTGTCCTGGGTGGCTTTAACCGGAGCAATCAGGTTTGTAAACCACTGCCACGCGGCCTGTAACTTTTCGCCCAGCCAGTCAAACACCGGTTTCAGTGGCGTGAACAGTTCCCCCACCGGCGCAAAGGCCGCTTTCAGCCCTTCCACCACACCGCCAAAGAATGCGCTGACAGGCTCCCAGTATTTACGGATAAGCAACGCCCCGGCGACAATGGCGGCCACCACGGCCACAACCGGCCAGCTAATCGCCCCGATGGCGGTCATAACAGCACTGCCAACCGTCGTGAAGATTGCCCCCATTGCGCCTGCTGCCGCGATGATGGCATTGATGCCGGTGATAACCGGCCAGGCTATGAGGCCAATGGCACCGATGACACCAGTCAGCGCCAGTGCACCACCGACAATGATGCCGATGGTTGACGCCAGTGATTTGTTTTTCTGTATCCAGCCGTCGAGTTTTAACACATACTTTGTGGCCGTCTGCGTGAGCTTACGCAGTGCGCCTTCCTGCTGGTCAAACAGGTCAGTCCCCACCGCCTCATAAGCGGACTGAAACTCCTTAAAGTCACCGCCTAGGTTGTCCTGCATGATATTTACCAGCTCGGCGGTCTTCCCGTCTGAGGCTTTAAACGCAGCGGTCAGTTTGTCCAGCTTTCCGGTTGAGGCGGCAGTCATCAGCACGGCGGCGGCTGAGCTGGCCTCCTCCCCGAAAATAGTTTTCATGTATTCAGCCTGCTGGGCAGTACCGAGCCGGTTTTTCTCAAAACTGGCCTGCATTTCTTTCAGAATGGTAAATATTGGCCGGGTGTTTCCCTTGCTGTCTGAGGTTTTCACTCCAAGCTCTTTGAGTGCATCCCATGCTTTTCCCGTCGGTGCCTGCAGGCGGCTTAACACGGCACGGCTTCCCGTCCCCGCCATTGAGCCTGTGATTTTTGCATCATGCAGCGCCCCGACCATTGCGGCGGTTTCTTCAATGCTGACACCGGCATTTTTTGCCACAGGTGCGGCATAGGTCAGCGCATCGCTCATGCCGTCAAAATCGGCGGCGGTTTTGTTCATCGTCATGGAGAGAACATCCCCGATATGAGCAACCTTATCGTTTGAAAGCTGAAAGGCAGATTTCATCCCCATCAGCAGGGCGGCGTTTTCCTCCATCGTGCGACGGTTTGCCAGCGCCATGTTCAGCGTGACCGGCGTTGCCGCCTGAATGGCATCAACATCCCCACCGGCTTTCGCAATAATAATCTGCGCACCGGCTGCATCATCTGCCGAGGCGGCAGTATTGTCACCGAGCTGGCGCGCCTGCTTGCGGAGCGCGGTCATTTCGGCGGAGTCTTTTGCCACACCGAGCACGGCCTGCAATTCTGAGTTTTTCTGCGCAAACTCATAACCGGGCATCAGCAGCTTAACTCCGGCCATCGTTCCCGCCGCCGCAATCCCCACACCGGCTGCGCCCACTGAGGCCATATTTCCGGCCAGTTCCTTTCCGGCCTGATAACGCTGTTTTACTGCGTTAAGTTTTGCCTGTTGCGCACTGACACGCGCCAGCGCGTCGCGCTGACGGTTAAGTTGTGCGGTGGTTTCACTGATACGGTTTTTCAGTCCCTGCTCATCATGTGCAAGATTGCGGGTATTAATTCCCACAGCGGCCAGTTCCCGCTGCTGGCGTTTAACGGAATCCGTCAGGCGGTTATATTTCGCCTGTAAGTCCTCCGCCGCACGCTTTGCGGATTCCAGCACTTTCGCCTGAGCACGGGTCGGACGTTCAGTGTTTTTAAACTGTGTGGCAAGGGCTTCGGCTTCCTGCCGAGCCTTTTCAAGTGCATGACCAGTCACGGCAAGCTGTGCGCTGGTCTTGCGGAATCCCTCAATACGGGATGCGTGACCGTTCAGCTCGCGCAGTGATTTTTGTGTTTCCCGGATATCCCCCGACAGCGACTTACTCGCTGTACGGATGGATTTAAACGGGCGGGATGCCTGGTCAACAGCCCTGAGCAATACCTGTAATTTTACATTGTTACTCATTCGTGTTTCCGCTTCGCCGGAGCGCCTTTTCGCGCCATGTGATGAGTTCGGTCAGGCTCATGGGATACAGTTCTGATGGCGGCCAGTGAAATATCACTGCCACATCCGCCATCAGGTCATCGACCGACAGATTTTTCGGAAACGTCACTGCACCGAGTTCGGCGACAAAAAACCGACCACCTTACCGGCCAGCGCCACAAGGTCAGGCAGTTCCAGTGCGGCGACTTCCTGCTCGGTCAGCATCGGTGCCGTCATGCGCGGCAGCACCTTAATCAGTGCATCGACTTCGGAGTTCGCGACCGCAGCCAGACTGACACCGCGCAGCGTCCCGGCACTGGGTTTCATCAGCGTGACCTGTTCGATGACCTGCTCTCCACGCTTGACCGGATTGTCCAGGGTAATCACATTTTCTTTGTTCATGGTTTTCTCACTTCTGAATCGGGGTTAACCGGTCAGCCTGGCTGACCGGATGAAAATCACAGGCCGATATTGCGGCGGTGTTGCTCCAGCCGGTCGACGCCGTTCACCTTCTCAATCATGTTGATGGTGTCGATTTCGACCAGTTCCTTACCGTCCATCGTCAGCCGGAAATAGGTGCAGACCACAGAGATTTTCGACTCGGTATCTTCTCCCTGTTTCCCCTCGCCGGTGTCGATTTCTTTCTGACGTCCACGCATGACCACTTCGACGGCCACCGTTTCGCCGGTATCGTCGCGCTGGTAAGAACCGGCAAAACGAATCGGCACGGCATCCACACCGGTTGCGGCGTAAAGCTCCCAGATAACCGAATCCGGGAAGCCACCGAGCGACCACTCCATTGACAGCGCATCGTCATCAAGGCCGAGGTCTACCGGTGCGCTGCCGTTCATTCCCGCACCGCGATAGTTTTCGAGCTTACGGGTCAGTTTTGGTAGCGTGACGGACTTCGCGACGCCCTGATAGCTGTAGCCGTTCAGAAAGACGTTCATTAACTTGAGTTTGCGCGGCATTGCCATCGGTCAGGCTCCTTAATTGCTGTTAACCGAAGTGACCAGATTTGCCAGGTATTTATCGGTAATACGCTGGCGCAGGGTCAGGTTTTCAAGAGGAGGCACCGGTGTATAGTCGTAGTCGATATACAGTTTTCCGGCCTTGAGGGTTTCCGCATCGTTGGATTCTTCGCTGAACCAGCAGGTCGCATCCACGATATAGCCGTTTGTTTTCAGCTCACGGAATTTGGCATTGATGCCGTCAACGATGTCGCGAATCAGCGTTGCGGTGATGGGCTTGTCCACCGCCCACATGTGCGCCTCAGCCATCGTGTCGGCCAGCACCTGCGCGGTGCGGGTGTAGTTTTCAAAGAGGAACAGCGGGTCATCAGAGCAGGTACGGTTACCCCAGAAGCGGAAACCGTCGCGGCGAATCAGCGTTGTGACGCCAGACTCATTAAGCAGGTCAGCATCGGTGCCGGACTCCTGCAAATCCCAGAATACAGAGGCGCTGATGCCGGTAACACCGTTCACCCCGACATTGGACAACGTTTTATGCCAGCCCTGCTCCTGGTCGATTTTAGCGCGCAGACCCAGCGCACGGGCGGTGGCATACGCGGTGGCGGTGGTACTGGTGACCGTATCCCATGCGAGGAAATCCGGCCAGATGACCATCAGCTCACGCTGGCTGAAATTCTGGCGGTAAGCTTTCACCTCGGAAATGGTTTTACAGCCCCATGCACTGATATACCCGAAAGCGCGCAACTTCTGACAGACTGATGCCAGTGCAACAGCCACCTCTTTGGTATCCAGCCCCGGCACACCGAGAATACGCGGTTTAACGCCGGTAACCGACTCTGCCGCCAGCAGGGCTTTCAGTCCGGTGTACTGGCCGTTTTCGTCGGTGGTGCCGATAATATTGGAAACGGTCTGCGCGAGTTTCGTTTCCTCGTCGTCGCCGGTGCCGTCTTCCACGCGCACAACAACGGTGACCGGTTTTGACTGGTCAGCGATGGCCTGTAACGACGCCGCCAGCGTGCCTTTTTTACCGGCCTTTGCAATTGCGCTCTGCACATTGGTAATCAGCACCGGTTTATTGAGGGGGAAGGTTTCCGCATCCGCATCGCTGGCCGTACAGACCATGCCGACAATGGCCGTGGATACGGTGGAAATGACGCGGGTGCCGTCGTTAATCTCCAGCACCTGCACGCCGTGATGATAGTCACTCATCCGTTTAACTCCGTGGTTAATGGGTGCAACTATTTTCTGTTGTGCAGAGCATGAGACGCTATTTGACCTGGCTGGTCAGTGGATGAAACAACAGATAAAGAAAAGGCGGGCAATTCGCCCGCCAGTCCTGATTTGTACTCACTCATTTTCCGACTGACAATTTACTTAGCCCAAAAGCTATCAAATCTGACAGTCTGCTTTGAGCGAGGAGCGGACATATCATTCTGCTTAGATTCAGGCTCTGAATACAAAACAATAATTAGTCTATGACAATGATTTTTATCTCATATTTTAATCACTCAACGTCTTTAATTCTTTGAGCAATTTAGCTTTATCATCATCATTTTTAATAGATGAGATAACCTTCTCAGTTAATGCTAACAATCTAACGAACATTTCGTTTAGCTCTTCATCGTTAGGTGTTTCTATACCATGAAGTAAGTTATTTCTGATTCTTTTAAAATAGTTTAGTTCAAATGACTCTTCTCGCGTCAGCACTCCGTCAGAAACCAATGGCTCAAATTTTGCGGTGAAGAATTTTTTGTGCTGGCGATTGTTTTGATTATGAATTAAAGAGACTGCTTTTTCTAGTAAAATCCATGTTTTAACAAATGACTCAAACCCTGATACATCCTTATGTTCCCCAAGAGCACGTTTGAAATAATTTGAAAGTTTTAAATTACCTCCAACGCTCTTGTATGAATCATTAATAAACATAAGAAGCAATTGATCTGTGATTGTTTCTTTTTCACTTTGATTAATTTTACGCAAATATTCAGAAAGTTCACTGACGCTTATGCTAGAATTACCCTTGAGATAATTAAATAAAATTTTAGTATCACCTAATTTAAGTTTGCTTATATAATTCTTATTTAGTGAGTTGGTTATAAAACTCGTTAACTCATATCTATTTGAAATATTATCTTTTTCTTTAGTTCTTTTTGTTATGGCTTTTTGAAGTCTTTCAAGAGCTATTTCGCCAGTAAGCACTAATCCATTAATCTCATCTAGAATTGCAAGTTCCTCTTCAGATAAATCGCCTGCTAGAGGTTTGTAAACAAGGTCATGTTCGACTTCGGACCAGGCATGCATAAGAACCGATGCTACTTGAATCTCAAATAATGCACTTTCGTAACGCTTATTATTTTGGTTAGAGTTTTTCAAATTGACACGATAATGAGATGCCCAGTAACCAGAAAACCTTTTTTCAAATTTAGGTTTATAAGATGCTTCTGGAAAGTTTTTCTTTTTCCGGACATTAAATAAAAAATTAATAGTTTCATCAACTACTTCTCTATCTTTTGGAAAATATAAAGCTACTCGAACACCGGCCAGGTCGACAATATCTTCATATATATTAGCAACATCTGCATATGCTGACTTTTCATTTCTTTGATTAAGTTTTTGTTCTAAGCGGTCTGGTCGCTTAGCTCTGAATGAAACTATGGCTTTAATCCCTCTCTTTTCCAATTCCTGCTCGAGCAAGCTTGAGCCTATTTTTGCCAACTCAGAATAGTAATCATACTGCTTGCTATATTGTTCTAAAAAATCTTTTATGACACTCATAGAGACTAACTACTCCTTGTATAAGAAGATTGAATCGAATGATAAAGAAACCTAACGAACTCTAGATGAATGGGTGATAGATTATCCACTTTTGGCACTGTGATAAAGCATTTTTCTGATGAGATTTTCCTTGCAAATGAAACTATAACATACTTTGATTATTAATATTAAACAATAATTAATGGCTGTGTTTTTTCACCATAAGGATATCTGAAGATATGTCCGCTTCTGGCACAGAGCGGACTGTCAGATTAGGCTTTACTCTGTTCTATAGGTATGTAAGCTCACACCAGAGTTCATACAACTTATTGCGGCATTTCCGGCCATTCAGGATTTGCAGGATCCACACGACTGACCAGAACGCTGTAGCGTTCCCATGCTTCCAGTCGGCTGCGCTCCTCATCTGTTGCCATGTTCAGTCTGACCGCGCGCTCCAGCGGCAAAATCACGGATTCAGCATCTGCAAGAAGTCTGGCTTTCCGATTTTCTGCCTGCTGCTGCAATTCCTCTGCCGTATAAATGCGTTTAATCACTGTACCGTCCTTAAACATCCAGTTCCCTGAAATGTCCGCCCGTCGGTTAGCAGTAATATCCGCCACTTCAACAACACTTAATCCATCCGGTCTGATAGCTGTCACATCCTTTTCCACATAGCGGATGATATTATCTTTGTCGTACGCTATTTTTAGCGTGTCATCAGCAAAATACTTTTGTTCTTCGTACCAGTTCTTACCATCTTCTGAAAAAAACCAGACAACATCAAAGTCTTTTGTCAATTGATATTGTTCAACCGTTTTTGGATTACCTGCCATTATATTTATCAAATGCTGCATAAATTATACCTGCGCCACGTTATACCATGTCCCGTTAATATATTTCTGTACTGGCCTGTAATATACGCCACCAATGTTATCGGCAGAGTTTGAGCCGGTATCCTGAACAATAATCCCGGAATATACACACCCGGACGGTGCCTGATGTGTCCATGTCATGCCATTGTTCGCAGGTTTGTATGTGGCAGCACCACCAAGCCGGATATCCCGGACATAGCGTGAATCAAAGTTGCCATAGTTAGATGGTGATACCTGCCCGTTAACAGCAAAAGTGATGCTGTTATCTGTATTTCTCTGACTGTAAAAATGCCAGCCTGCATCATCACCTAATTCAGCCACCACAGGACGACTTGAGTTTCCCCACAAATTGAATGCGGCTTCCTTCGTGGATGTATTGCTGCTGCTGACCGTGAACTTTTTCCCGCTACCGGCACGTACTTTGGTACTTGAGACAATATCACCTGTAACACTCAGGCCATGCCCCATTGACACTCCGCCATTGGCGTTATTGATAGTCAGCGGTCTTAAACCGTTCCATGTCCCAAATTTATCGCCAGAGGCCGTCAGCATTAAATATGTGCTGCCGCCATCATTCCTGATAAAGAATCCATAATTGCCATAAGCAATGCGCAGACCATTAGCACTGAGTGATGTAATTTCACCTCTTGAACGGAGACCATAAGCGGAGCTGAGTGATAATTCTTCCTGAGCATCAGTATTACCAGTCGCCCAGCGAACTACCCCGCCCTGTACTGTTTCATGCCAGATAGTGTCTCCTTCTCCACCACGAAACTTTCTGAGATATTTTTTGCCGCCTCTGGTGCCTGAACATAAGGCCGTAGACATATAGGCATTCTGGCTTCCGCCGTCCTGATTAATCGTTCCGGTCATTGCGTCGCCCTGACGATTCCAGTCACGACGCCAGCCGGGGGAGTAGCCGTCCCCATGATTAATGTAAGTGAATTGCGCGCTGGTTGTACCGCCACCACTTGATGTTGTCGGCGTGGTCACTCGGATAGTGATTGCAGATTTAATTCCCATGACCTCGACGACACAACCAGCCAGGTGGATATCACCACATCCGGTATCCGTAATGATTTTGTTATTTGCATATGACCAGGAGCCTTTGCACATCCAGTACGGATGATTAAATGCACCACGGGAATCCAGCCATTCAATAAACTGAGCGGTTGTCCAGTTTCCGGCTTCAGTGCTCAAAGCGCCGCTATAAGCACGACAGGCACCGATATTTTTCGTGAAGGTATCCTTTCCCGGAATATCCGCACCGTTCTGATCTTTCTGAAGACGTTTTTCAGCATTGTCATAGGCAGACTTCACCGCTTTTGATGTTGCGGCCAGCGTTTCAGAATCACTGTTGGTGGCGCTACTGAGCTGGACAAGACCTTTTCGCGCTGTAGTGGCATCCTGTGCAGTGTATTTCCCGTTAGCAAGGTCATACGCTGTCTTTACCGCCTTTGGCGTTGCCGCAAGCGTTTCAGAATCGCTGTTGGTGACGCTACTGAGCTAGACAAGACCTTTTCGCGCTGTGGTGGCGTCCTGTGCAGTGTATTTCCCGTTAGCAAGGTCATACGCGGCCTTTACCGCTTTTGGTGTTGCGGCGAGCGTTTCAGACGTGCTGTTGGTGGCACTACTGAGCTGGACAAGACCTTTTCGCGCTGTGGTAGCGTCCTGTGCGGTATATTTCCCGTTAGCAAGGTCATAGGCGGCCTTTACCGCTTTCGGCGTTGCGGCCAGTGTTTCAGACGTGCTGTTGGTCGCACTGCTTAACTGAGTAAAACCTTTTGCGGTCAGCGAGGCGTCCGGGTGACGTCGTGACTGTTCGTGCTCTGCAATTTTGTCATCAACGTAATCCTGTGTCGCCATCACCGTTGTGGTGTCAATGGTCAGCTCCACCGAGGCCACACTGCTGACGATGATGACCATGCGACAGGTCTGCGAACGCCCTGAGCCTTCGGCAAGAGCTGGCTTATAACTTTCGGCCATGTTCGCCACGGCAATTAACGTTCCCGCATCATCGTACAGGCCAAGCTCACGCATCCAGAAACCGCCCACCTCCGGCGGAATAACCAGCTCTGCGATAATATAATTACTGTTTCGTTTGTCCTGGCTGATTTTGTTCAGCGTATGTCGCCAGACTTCGTGGATAAGCCCGGTCTGTCCGGCATCCGGGACAGGCAATTTACCACCGCCATCCCCGACGGCCATCGTGGTAATGTTGACCTTCCGCCCTCCCGGCGCGGTTGCCGCTGCCAGCTTTGCTGCACCGGCAGTGGTGATAACGGTTCTGAATTTTGTGCTCATTATTCCTCACTTATCCGGGGTAAACCGTAATTACATCGCCGTCGTAAGCCACACCACCGGCGAACAGGTAGCCGGGAATGTCCCGGGTAATGTTCAGACCAATAAGGTGACGGCTTGCAGGTTTGGCATCGGCAATCAGCCGTTCCATTTCCTGATACATTGCCTCTGTGATACCGCTTTCCAGTACACCAATATCAAGCCTGAAGGTGCCTGGCGGGTCACTGTTTTCCCACCACTCCGTCACGTTGATGAGATAGCCGAGCGGCTCCACCACACGCCGGATTGCGCCGATAGTGCCTTTATGACAGTGGATGAAATAGGCATCGCGGATAACGGCGCGTTTTGTCGCTTCCGGCCACTTTTCATCCCATCTGTCGACCGAAAACGCCCACGCCAGCCACGGCAGCAGATTTGCCGGGCAGGTGTCCGGGTTCCACAGTTCACGAATCCTGACCGGCGTTTTTTCAATTTCCGCACAGGCTTTTGCGGCGGCAACTTCAAGCGGTGATGAGCCGGTCGGCAGCAGTCGCGAATCACTCATCCGAGCCTCCGGTCACGACGCGGTATTCGGTACAGAAAGACGCCTGCGTGCTGTTAAGCACGATATCGGCCAGCGGTGCAGCCAGTTCGACACGCTGCACGCCTTCCACATGCAAGGCGGCATAAATGGCAGACAGACGGATGTCGCGCCCCAGCCGGTGCTGTGCTGTGATGTACGCTTCCAGCTTTTTCACGGCGGCAGCGCGGATGGGTTCGCTTTCGGGACCAGGGTAAAGGTAAAGCGTGGCGTTTATCTGGTATTCAACAATGGCGGCAGACTGCACGGTCACGCGGTCGGCCACCGGCCTGACGTCCTCGCCATTAAGGGCGTTACGTACCACAGCCAGCAGGTCTTCGGATGCGACACCGTTATTTTCGCGGGACAGCACAGAGATGGTGACACAGGCCGGAGACGGACTGGTGACAGAGATATCCGCGACACGCCCGTCAGCACTGCGACCATGATACTGATAGGCTCCCACCGACCCGGCGACGCTTAAGCCCTCAAACGCCTGCTGAATACGCAGACGATAATCAGTGTCAGACTCCATCACTGCCGGTGTCGGCGGAATGGTCGAATCATCTGCCGGGGTGATAATCAGGCGCGTGGTGTTGTAATTGGCACCAATCACATCAAGGTCATTACCGGCGGCACAGGCCAGCATTACCGCCCGTGCGGCCTCATTCACACGCTGACGCCAGATAAGCTCGCGATAAGCATTTTCCTCCAGCAGTTTGACGAGAGGCTCGGATTCCAGCGTCAGGGTACTGGCGACCGCCTCCTGCTGGTCTTCCGGGTAAAGGGAAATCAGTGTCGCCTTGCGTTCGGCAAGAATGGTTTCAAAGTCCAGCTCCTCAACCACATCCGGTGCGGGTAGCTGGTTCAGGTCGATAATCGGCATGGTTTCAACTCACAGGGATGGTTAACGAAAGTGGCTGGCCGGTGTCGTTATGCTGGCCGGTTAACGTAACTGTCATTCGACCGTCAAAGCTGCGCGCCGTGGTGACGGATGCCAGGGTGACGCGGGGTTCCCATTTCAGCACGGCCATGTAACAGGCAACCTTAATCTGCAACTCAAGCGCCGGGGTCTGCGGCTGGTCAATCATTGATGCCAGCAACGAGCCGTAATCACGACGCATCACCCGCGAGCCGACCGGCGTACGCAGGATATCGCCGATACTCTGGCTGATATGCTCAAGGTCAGTGGCAGTCAGGCCATCACTGCGATTCATTCCGAGATAACGCGCTGTCATAAAGGACTCCCGGTTGTGCCGCCGCTGTCGCCGGGGTGTTTATGGGTATGCAGTACCTTCCCGTTTGATGAAAGTTCACCGCCGGTATGTTCAATGTTGCCGCGCATCGTCCCGCCCTTCTGCACTTCCAGCGTGCCGGTAATCAGCCTGTTGGTGCAGACCACCTCCGGTGTGTCCAGGGTAACGCGGGTTGATGCTTTCACCGTGACCACCGGCACCGTGGCAGTAACAGAATCAGAAGCCGTCACGCTGGCCGTTTTAATTCCGCTTACCGTCAGTGCACTGGTTTCAGGTTCATACTCAATCACCGCCCCGTCAGGGAAACGGATATGCAGGGCATCCGCCGACGCAGACGGCGGAGGGTTATCGCCGGAATAAATCCCCGGCAGAACGAACGCCGTGTCGAGTTCACCGCCCACGGCCAGAATCAGCACCTGTTCCCCCACGGAAGGTGCCCACCATGTGCGCGAACGACCGGCACGACAGGTCAGCCACTGAAGCCAGTCGGTGCACATGCCACCGGTCTGCACACGGCAGCGACCGGCTTTAAGGTTGGTTTCGACGACAAGGCCGGTGCGAATCATGTTGCGCAGTGCGCGCGCGAGTTCCTGGATATTTGCGAGAGTGTTCATAACGGGAAGGATGCCGCCGGGTCATACCGGCGGCAATGTGACGATGAGGTGTCGGGAATGGCACAACTAACGGTCGAGGTGAGCCAGGATAATCTCTTCAATCATCTGCACATCCTCACCGGTAAAGCCGAGCAGGGGACGCGCCGGATAATCAATTTTCTTACCGTCTTTCCGGTTTTCTTCCGACAGACCGAACTGATGCACACTGGCGATTTTCGGTGACTTCCCGCCGTAAAACTCCATTGATGCCTGTTCCGGGCTGGCGCGGATATGCAAAAAACGACTGGTGATAAGTTTCGCAAACATTTTTCGCTTAACGCGACCGGTCTTTTTTCTGGCGCTCTGCTGCTGGCGTGGCACGTAGGGGGTGCCGTCCGGGGCTTTCTGTGCCATCACCCGACGCTGCTGACTCTGCCGCAGACGTTTCGCCAGTTCGGCACTCAGTCGCCGACGCCCTGACGGTGACAGCGATTCAATAAGTCCGGTCAGCCGGTCTTCAAAACGCTTAAACTCATTCATCCCACTTGCTCACCAGTTCGCCATTGATATAAAGCTCCATCGGGCGGGTGACGGGCTCCGGCGGCGTGGGTTCCGGGATATTCTTCACATGCAGCGCGCCGTCAACCTCACTGACCAGCGTGCGCTCGGTCAGCATCAGGCTGATACTGATATCAAAGCTGCTGTCATTGTTGATGTCCGCATAAAACGTGAAGCCCTTTTTCTGGCCTTCGTCGGTGGTCATGATGTCGGGCTGATTTTCCCGCAGCCACGCCAGCACCGGCACGATGAGCAGGTCAAAATCACCGGTAAAGTCGGTCACAATGACATTGAGCGTGTAACGCTTTTCGAATGACAGCGACGTCGCCAGTGTGGAGGCAATACTCCCGTTATCCACGAATATCCGCAGCATCTCGGGGCTTGTTTTCAGCACCGTGACGGCATCAGTCAGCGCCCTGCGCAGGCTGTCGGGTTTGAGCATCGTTTTCGTCCTGACAGTGTTTAATCATTTTTACCTGGCTGGCACAGCGCGCCAGCGCGTTCTCAAGCTGTCGGATATCGGCACTTAAATCGCCGTTCGTCTCCGGGTCACTGCCCGGCATCGGGCAAAGGCTCACTTTCGGGCAGGCGTTGGCGACAATCACTGGCGTCGGTGCAGGCCGGGCGCTGGTGCAACCGGCGCACAGCATCAGGCAGGCCAGCGCCGTACCAGCGGCGAAAATCTTCGTTTTCATTCAGTAACCTCGTGATGGTTTTCTCGCGCTGTGCTTCACGCTTCGCCGCGTTCTCCAGTTCCTGACGCAGTGCCACCTGCGCCAGCTCGTTTTTGTCTGCTCTGGCGAGGGCAACATGAAGCTGATTTTTCAGCATGGTGATGGTCGTCTGCTGCCCGTTGGCGACGTTGTTCGCCCTGTCCAGCGAGGTGCGCAGGCTGGCGTTTTCATGCTTCGCCAGAAACAGACCGGCCACCGCCAGTGATAACAACACGACCAGCACAATCATCAGCTTTGACATAGTTCCCGCCCCTCAAAACGCTGACGGCAGGCCGTACGTATCAGCCGGAAGAACAGCGACGCCACGAGGTAAATCAGCGCAGTAAAAATCCACCCGGCAGCGACCAGCGAGATAAACGTCACCACCATCACCACCAGAGCCGCCGCCCGTCTGCGCCACGGCACCGGCTGCAAAAACAGCGCCGTGACAATCTTCACGGCCAGCGATTCCGGCGGCAGCTCCCGCCCGTAGCGTTCCAGCACATACTCAGTGGCATACACGCCGACACCACCGGCAACCACACAGATAACCGTCGCCAGAATCGCCCAGGCAGCGACAAAACTGACGGCCACGCTCTGCGGGTAAATCAGGGACAGTGCCAGCATCAGCGCCAGCGACACGTTCAGCATCAGTGAAAGGGATAATTTCTTCATGGTGTTTACTCCGTTTAAGCCGGTACGCCGCCAGCGGTACGCCAGACGGTGACCAGTTTTTCCAGTGAATGCTCACGCTGACCGTAACCGGCTCCCGGCAGGGACGCCCAGATATTGCGACAGCGTGAAATAGCGCGCTCAATGCGTCCCGCCCGGATGTCATCCAGTGCACCGCGTTCGCGGATCAACTGAATGGCGAGCCTGTCCTGTGACAACGGACTGAAATCCGGCAGGGCAAGCTGTTTGCGGTAGTGCGGCCAGAACAGGTAAAGCTGCTGATAGCGACCGGATGCCGTGGACTTTTCACCGCGACGGTTAAACACCTTCGCCGGTCGGCCATGCGCGAACGGGTGGTCACTGTAGTCGGTGAAAATTTCCGGCTTCCCGTCCAGTCCGGTGACTATCACGTCATAGCCCCGGTTTTTCGTCAGCGGATGATTCGCCGTCCCTTCGGACACGGCCAGCATGTCGAGAAAGGCGGCGATATTCTGATGTGTGTTAATTACCGGCATTACGGTTTCCCCCTGCCCTTAAAGCGGCGCTGAATGGCAATCTCAATCACCTGATAACCGGCGATACCCAGCATGGAGCCAATGCCGCACACCGCAGGCAGTGACATGTCAGGAAACTGCACCAGAACAACACCGGCAACCATCGAGACAAAACCACCGAGCAACATGCGCCCGATAAACAGACGCGGGGTGATGGGTTCACCACCGGCAAGCACCTTGCCGACAACAATCAGCACCCCAATCATGAAAAGCGACAGGACGCTTTTTTCTTCTGCTGTCATGCGTTACTCCCACAGATTGACAGTTTCAGCCACGGGCGCGGTCTGAACGTCGGGCAGTTCGACGGCGGTGCCGTGTGGCAGCACCACACCCAGTTCAGCCAGTCCCGGATTTGCGGCGAGCACGGTCTCAACCACGCCCTCAGTGCGCCCGTAATACCGGACACAAATGGCGTCGAGCGTGTCGCCCTGTAGCGCAAAGGTCTTCATCAGATTTGACTCACGATGCAGCGCGGCTTGTCCTGGATACGCGCCACCGCCCAGCGCATATCCCGCCACAGTTCATCAATGGTGCTGTCAATGCTGTCAGCCTTCTTGTCACCTTTCGCACTGGCATCCACGCCGCGGTAACGCTCATAAAGCGACGCGGTCGCCATCGCACACACGGCGCGCTCGTAGTAAAAAACTTTGATGCTTTCACCGTCGATGTCGTCCGCCGGGACGTCCGCCAGACGCGTAAAACCGGCGGCAATTTTCTGTTCGCGGTACTCGTACAGCTCCGCATTTGTCTCCGCCATGCCTGACTTGATGGCCTCACGCAGACGGGCGGGGGCGACGGTCTGCTCAAGGCGCATACGTTCCCGGACGCGCTTCGGGTCGATATCGGGAAAAAAGAACGTGTTTTTAATCACCGGCTCGTCGCCTGCCGGTTGCGGGATGACCACCGTACCCTCACCGGACACGGGAGCCTCCTTTCGCGGAATAATCAGCGTCATCATGACTACCTCTGAAAAGTCGGGCGGTGGACGCCGGTGCAGTGTCAGGTGATTCACCCTCACTGACCGGCGTGCCGCCCTGGCGCGGGGCGCATTCGGTTGTTAACTGGCTTTCTTTTTCGGGCGTCCACGTTTTGCCGGTGTCACGCTCCGGGTCTTACGCGGGCCGCGGGTGGCCGCTTTGGGCTGCGGCTCCGGCTTCGGTTTCAGCTCCCGCTCCAGTCGTTCAATCTCTTTTTTGACGCCTGCCTGACAGTCGAGCTGTGTCGCACGTTGCAGGTGCGCCAGCGCACCGGCGGCATCACCAGCGTCACGCAGAAACAGACCGGTGATTTTGTGCAGCTTTGCACGCACTTCATCAGGCATGTCAGCCGTGGCGGTAAGTTCAAGGGTGTCCGTCAGCAGGCGGGGATCCACAGACTCACCGGCAGCGTGGGCGCGCATGGCCGCGAGCGCCACCTCCTCGGTGAACATGTACGGCGGGGTGCGGCGGTGTTTACCCGGCATGGTCAGACCGTACTTCAGGGCATAACGGGCAATCTCCAGCGCACCGGCAATATCGCCGGTATCCAGACGCCACAGCATGACCGTCATCAGAATGTCATCCTGTGCGCCTTTGCCCTGCTCCAGCACGCCGTTCACCCACGGCAACCAGAACGGCAGCAGTTCGCGTTTTTTTGCGGCCTTCAGCTCTTTTGAATAAATCGCTTTCAGTGTGCGCTGGTCTGCGGCCAGCTTGACCAGCATCTGCTCATAGACAGTTGCATGTCGCAGCGGGGCGGCTTCCCGCTGCGCGGTCATCGCTGCCGAGACCCGCATCATGTGGCGCTGTGCGGGACTCGTCATCGGTTACGCTCCCGGCTCTGCGGTCGCTTTAGCCGGTGTGGAGAAGTCACCGACCTTAATTTTTTCCACCAGACAACCGGCGGCGTAGTCTTCCACCACGTAATCAATGTTCATTGACTCGTAGTTCTCCACGCGGTCGAGTTTCGGGTTTTCCACAATCACGCGGCGATGGCTGTCATCCATGTAGTAGATGGACAGGTTTTCCAGCTTCGTGATGAGCATCGCATCTGCCGGGAAGTACGGGACGCGTACCGCCGGCAGGTTACCGATGCGTTTCTGGCTGATGATGACGTCAGCGGCCAGCATTTCGCTGTTGTCCTGCTCCTTGTTGACGATGGGGAAATACTTGTCCGCCAGTAGCTGACGCCCCACAATCACCACAAGGTCAGGGTCTTCCTGATACCACGGCTCAATCAGGTTGTTGGTCGCATCCATCACCAGTGCATCAAGGCTGGCATAATCACCGCCCTTACCCACGCGGATGACCTCAGAGGTGGTGTGCCCTTCCTCGTCAGTGACCTTGCTCATCACGCGCGCCGGGGCTTCATTGCGGTATTTCTGCAGCCAGCCGACCGCCACATCCTGCAGCATCGGATTGCTGCTACGGTCAGAGGTTTCGGCACGCTTCACGCCGTTAAAACCGGCCATGATGAAATCAAGGGACTGGCGTTTGATAATGGCGTTACGGATACGGAGCTGGAAATCCTGATAACGCGCCCACAGGTCCAGCGTTTTGTAGCGGATATAAAAATCGAAGTTAATCTGGTCGCATTCGTACTTGTTTGACGCCAGCTTCGAGAAGTCCTTCGGCTGACGCTCGGTGCCACCGGCGGTGTCGGTGGTGCTGGCGATGGAGCCGGTGACACCAATACCAATTTTTTCCCCTTTCATTTCGCTGACCGGCACAATGTTGATGCGGGTCAGAAAGTCAGAGGACTCCTGCATGGTGTTCATCAGGGTCTGGGTGACCGACGGTTCAACGGTGAATTTTTTCGACACATCACCGGCGTCGATGCCGTTCAGTTCGGCAACACGGGACAGGTAAGCATTAAATTTAAAGCGGGTTTCCTGGCGCATAGTTTTTCCTGAAATTAAGGGTTAATCGTGAAGGTTTTCCCGGACTGACTGACGCCGGTCAGCAGTTCGTCAGCAGGGCATCACCGCCACCGCCGGTGGCCTTGCTGCGGCGCTGCTGGGTCAGACTTTCGGTGTGGTCGAGACTGTTTTTCAGGCGGGTGAATGCCTGGCTGGTTTCATCCGCCCTGTCAGCTACATCCTGCTTAAGTGCGGAAAAGGCGGTTTCCATCTCAGCGAGGCGCTGCTCAGTGGCACTCAGTTTTTCCTGCACATGTTCAGCAACAGCGGTCACCGCTTCATGCACGTCATTCAGACGGGCGTCATCGCTGGCCTGTTTGCGGCCAAAAATGGATTTCACCTTTTCGGTCAGGGCGGTGAACACGGTTTCAGGCAGGTCTTCAAATTCCAGCTCAAAAGGCGTTGCCACTGAAATCAGGTTTTCAGGGCTTAATTTGAAGCGGTTCAGGGGGTTGTGTTTTGCCGTGCGGCAGAATTCCAGGTATTCCGTGCCGAGGCTTGCCGGGTCATCGGTGACGGCCAGACCCACCAGATAACATTTGCCGGTATTGGCAAAGTTCGGCTGAATTTCCATTGAGGTATAGACCTTCTGCGCAGCCTTGTTCATCGCGATAAGGTCATCGGTCGGGGTGATTTTCGCATACAGCGCCCATTTGCCTTTCAGCGCCGAATCATCGTCAATCTTTTCGGCCTTCAGTTCGACCACATCGCCATAACGCTTAAAAATACCGTCAGGCAGGATGCCGCGCAGATGTTCCAGGTTAATGCGGCAACCATAGACGCGCGGGTCAAAGGTTTCGGCCATTTCCTGAATATCCTGCGCACTGATGACACGCCCGTCACAGGTGTCACCCTCAACGCCGATACGAAAGAATTTTGAGACTTTTTTTGCCATTGTCAGGAGTCCTGAATAGTGATTAGAGGAGTCACATGTCGGCATCAGTTTCCCGACGATGCGCATCCTCCGCCATCAGTCCCGGATGGCTTATCACTGACACAACAGCACCTTAGCGAATCGCGGGGCGCGACTCAGTAGCCTTGCCGTGTATTCATCACGGCGAGGTATTCATGACCATCACCACAGACACCACTCTTTTACACGACCCGCGTCGTCAGGCGGCGCTGCTGTACTGGCAGGGGTTTTCCGTGCCGCAGATTGCCGCCATGTTGCAGATGAAACGCCCGACGGTGCAGAGCTGGAAACAGCGCGACGGCTGGGACAGCGTTGCCCCCATCAGCCGTGTCGAAATGAGTCTGGAAGCGCGGCTGACCCAGCTCATCATCAAACCGCAGAAAACCGGCGGTGACTTCAAGGAAATTGACCTGCTGGGACGCCAGATTGAACGACTGGCACGGGTCAACCGCTACAGCCAGACCGGCAACGAGGCAGACCTTAATCCGAACGTCGCTAACCGCAACAAAGGCGGGCGTCGCAAACCGAAAAAGAATTTTTTCAGTGACGAGGCCATCGAAAAGCTGGAGCAGATTTTCTTTGAGCAGTCTTTCGACTATCAGTTGCACTGGTATCGTGCCGGGCTTGAGCACCGCATCCGCGATATCCTGAAATCCCGCCAGATTGGCGCGACGTTTTATTTTTCCCGCGAGGCGCTGCTGCGCGCCCTGAAAACCGGCCATAACCAGATTTTTCTGTCGGCCAGTAAAACGCAGGCGTATGTGTTCCGTGAATACATCATCGCCTTTGCCCGGCTGGTTGACGTTGACCTGACCGGTGACCCGATTGTCCTGGGCAATAACGGCGCAAAACTGATTTTTCTCGGCACCAACTCCAACACCGCACAGAGCCATAACGGCGACCTGTACGTCGACGAGATTTTCTGGATCCCGAATTTTCAGGTACTGCGTAAGGTGGCATCTGGTATGGCCTCACAGAGTCACCTGCGCTCGACCTATTTCTCCACCCCGTCCACGCTGGCGCACGACGCCTACCCGTTCTGGTCGGGTGAACTGTTCAACCGGGGACGCGCCAGCGCCGCCGAACGCGTGGAAATCGACGTCAGTCATAACGCCCTTGCCGGAGGTCTTCTCTGTGCGGACGGCCAGTGGCGGCAGATTGTCACCATTGAGGACGCCCTGAAAGGTGGCTGCACGCTGTTCGACATTGAGCAGCTCAAACGTGAAAACAGCGCCGACGATTTTAAAAACCTGTTCATGTGTGAATTTGTTGACGACAAGGCGTCGGTGTTCCCGTTCGAGGAGCTGCAACGCTGCATGGTCGACACACTGGAAGAATGGGAAGACTATGCGCCGTTTGCCGCAAATCCGTTCGGCTCCCGCCCGGTATGGATTGGTTACGACCCGTCACACCGTGGCGACAGCGCCGGATGCGTGGTACTGGCACCGCCGGTGGTGGCCGGTGGCAAATTCAGAATACTTGAGCGTCACCAGTGGAAAGGCATGGACTTTGCCACCCAGGCGGAATCCATCCGCAAACTCACCGAAAAATACAACGTCGAATACATCGGTATTGATGCCACCGGCCTCGGTGTCGGCGTGTTCCAGCTCGTGCGCTCGTTCTATCCCGCCGCGCGCGATATCCGCTACACGCCGGAAATGAAAACCGCAATGGTGCTCAAGGCAAAAGACGTTATCCGTCGTGGCTGTCTGGAATATGACGTCAGCGCCACCGACATCACCAGCTCGTTTATGGCTATCCGCAAGACCATGACCAGCAGCGGACGCAGCGCCACCTATGAGGCCAGCCGCAGCGAGGAAGCCAGCCACGCCGACCTTGCCTGGGCGACCATGCACGCCCTGTTAAATGAGCCACTCACCGCCGGTATCAGCACCCCACTGACATCCACCATTCTGGAGTTTTACTGATGAGCAAGAAAAAAGGGAAAACACCGCAACCTGCGGCAAAAAAAATGACCGCCAGCGCCCCGAAAATGGAAGCATTCACCTTTGGCGAGCCGGTGCCGGTACTCGACCGCCGTGACATTCTGGATTACGTCGAGTGCATCAGTAACGGCAGATGGTATGAGCCACCGGTCAGCTTTACCGGTCTGGCAAAAAGCCTGCGTGCTGCCGTACATCACAGATCACCGATTTACGTCAAACGTAATATTCTGGCTTCAACGTTTATCCCGCACCCGTGGCTGTCCCAGCAGGATTTCAGCCGCTTTGTGCTGGATTTTCTGGTGTTCGGCAATGCGTTTCTGGAAAAGCGTTACAGCACCACCGGCAAGGTCATCAGACTGGAAACCTCACCGGCAAAATATACCCGCCGTGGCGTGGAGGAGGATGTTTACTGGTGGGTGCCTTCCTTCAACGAGCCGACAGCCTTCGCACCTGGCTCCGTGTTTCATCTGCTGGAGCCGGATATTAATCAGGAGCTGTACGGCCTGCCGGAATATCTCAGCGCCCTTAACTCTGCCTGGCTGAATGAGTCGGCCACGCTGTTCCGCCGCAAGTATTACGAAAACGGCGCTCATGCCGGATACATCATGTACGTCACTGATGCCGTGCAGGACCGCAACGATATCGAAATGCTTCGCGAAAACATGGTTAAGTCGAAAGGCCGCAATAACTTTAAAAATCTGTTTCTCTATGCCCCACAGGGGAAAGCCGACGGCATTAAAATTATCCCGCTCAGTGAAGTGGCGACGAAAGACGATTTTTTTAATATCAAAAAAGCCAGCGCCGCAGACCTGCTGGACGCGCACCGCATCCCCTTTCAGTTGATGGGCGGCAAGCCGGAGAACGTCGGGTCGCTGGGTGATATTGAGAAAGTGGCAAAGGTCTTTGTCCGCAATGAGCTTATCCCGTTACAGGACAGGATCCGCGAGATAAACGGCTGGCTCGGTCAGGAGGTCATCCGATTTAAAAACTACTCACTGGACACTGACAACGGCTGAACATCGCCGCCTGCGGGCGGCTTTTTTACACCCCGTCATCACGCCCTCACACGCTCACCACCGCACAAAACACCCCGCAGACACACCAACGCCTCAACGGGCAGACTAAGCGCCGTCACGACGCGCTGAGACGCTGAAAAAATAAAATCAGCACCACCGCCAGCGCGCAGTGCTTTCCCCGCCTCGCCCGCCCGCTTCATGGGGCGGTTTTGATGCAGATGCACCAGATAGTAAAAAGCCCGCCATTACTGACGGGCTATATAATATTCGTGCATCATATACTCATGCAAATTGATGCGCTAAACACTCATTACGGATAGATTAAAGCAACCAAGCACGATCCGGTAAATGTTGTTTAAAGGCCAGATAATCGTATACAGGGCGCGTATAAGAAAAGAAGCAGCCACAAACATCTTCTGAGCTGCGAGAACGCATAGCCATCCTCAGCATTGCATCTGGATTCGGGTTCGTTTGTAGTTGTTGATATAGAGTCTCAAATCCTAAAACGCGAACAGAAAGCAAAAGAGCACTCTCATAGGTTATTACTGAGTCAATTAGACGCGCATGAACCGTAGCGACAATAGTCTGATTGTCCATCACAGCCTGCAAACATCGACGGTCACCTGTCATGAACAAAGCTCCTGGTTGCTCAACGCATGCAGCTAAAAGCTGTTGTTCGCCGACATCTATGTGTGGTATCTCACCAAGTTTAATCAGCAAATCATCGTTTCTGATTTCATCAATAACTTGCACACTTCCTAGAAATCTTTCCACATTTTCGTAAATAGCCACACTACCGCACTTCTTAATGGCTTTATCAGTATTGCGCGGTAATAATTGAAAACGAGCCGTCGGACTAACATAGATGCCTCGCGGATCCTCTTCCAAAATCTCAGGAAGGTAACGGAGTAAATTACACTGCGCTAGTTTCAAAATGACATCATTGTCTGAAAGAACGATCACTACTTAAACCCCACATAGCGTCGTTAAAAGTTCTAAGTCGTCGTCATTAATATTTTCGTGATCGATGGCATCCATCATGAGCTGCCTAGCTAAAGATTGGTCCGTCGGTTGTCCCACGCAAATACTTTTAACAGCGTTAACAGCCACTCCCCAGTGCCCTAAATTGTGACCATAGTTCAAAGCTACATGAGTTGGCTCTATGCAATGCTGTGTACCATATGCTAGCGCAGCTCTAGCCAATTTTTCACCTGTGAGATAGCCCCTTGTAGGTGCTATTCTCAAAGTCTCTTTTCCACCAATCAAACCAAAGGCATATTTGTTAGCTGCCACCTCAAGATTGTTAGTAGACTGCGCTTCAATTTTGCGATCAACATGAACCCCCCCATTGAGATCATTGAGATGGCCTAGTGCAATATGACCAAGCTCATGAGCCAAATCAAATAGCATAAATCCATGAGTTTTAGCTTGGGTTAAAACAATTACTGGCCTACCAGATACACTTAATGCAAGGCCAGCCATTTTTGCCGCACCCGTTGGAAAGTTCTTAATGTAGACAACAGGAATGCCTAACGAATGGCAAAAACCAATCAGAGAAGCCAAATCCACCCACTTTTTATCGCTGAGCAGTTTATCCCTCACTGCCTGCCAATTAAGTTCTGCGTTTGGATTAAACGGGATACTGAAATTCTCTGCTACAATCCTCGCCGCAGAATATGCAACGGCAGTAGCAACATTCAGGTCTTCCTCACCAAGATTTACACGATGTTTAAAGCGATGATTTCCACCAAGGTTGAAAGACGCAGATTCAGAACCATCCTTGAGACTTTCTGGAGACAAACTAAAAACACGAGCCAAATGAAGGCTAGCGTACTGCTTACCTGAAGGTGTATCAGCTAGGCTGTCGTCCCACCATGAAGGTAAGACTTTGCGTATAAATGAACGGCTAAACCCCGCCTTGCTGATTTTTTCATATAGTCGACTCATTGGCTTAGTAGTCATGAGAGCCTCCGGACATACCTAAAAAGTAGAAATAATTAAAGCTTATGGTTATAGTTTTAACTCCTAAATTGCGCATACTATAAGGGCAAAACCACAAATCACATACTTTTTTCGCTCGTAAAACCCAGCTTCCAACAACAGAAATTGCCCATGTTATCCCTAGCCTAATCGCAATCAGTATAACCTCTTGCTGACCAAGAGCTAAATTTTCTTATCAACAACCCAGTAAGTAGATCTCAACACATTGTTTATTTAATCAAACACATCCCCTCTGATAGTTTCAGCGTCAATTAAAGTATTCAGCTATGTGGTACTGCCAGTAAAGCCCGGCCACTCATCAGCGACCGGATACGTGAATTTTTTCCCGTTATAATTTACGGTCGCACCACGCGCCAGCGCCTCAAGCTCCCATCGCTGCGGCCTGATACCGTTCTGAGCAAGGTCAACGCGGATACGAGTGATTTGCAATCGTTCAGACCTGGTCAGTCTGGCAGATGGTGCAATTTCATGCGGTTTTAACATACTTCCGTTTCTTTGCTGACGGTTTGGTCTTCTCAGTCCGTGTTTTAATGCACCTCTGAGTGCCCTCACGACCTCCGGGTCACTCCATTCGATGACACCGTCATTAACCAGATTAAGCACTGCTGCGGCGTGCTCAGAAGGTGTGGGAGCCGGTAACGAAGTATCACCACCAGTGAGCTTTCCACAGTTATTGACAGGACTCCGAGGCGCGGCGATGCCGCTTTTTAAAGTCAAAGGCTCAACGACCGGCACTTTCGGAACAATGCGCCAGTTCGTCGTTCTGGTGATATGAATATGACGCGCGCCGAGATGCGGCGCGTAAATGCCGACCACTCTCTCGACTTCTTCCTCGTACTCGTTAACGTCATCCGACGGGCTACGGGCGACCCTGACAGTCTGACAATCGCGCGGGACATTTGCCCCGCCCTGCGCGCTGATATACAACGCAAAATCACCACTGTCTGCAGCGGCGCGTGCAGCCTCGACGCGCTCGTCAAACTCATCAGCAATGCTGACGCCACGAGGCAATTTGCGTAGTTCACGGTAAGCCCCCATTGTCGGCAGACCAACCGTTTTAAATTGCGGAATGCGCCACGTTGACGCCCATGCGGTAACAGCCGCAGCTGTGTCTTTCAGCGGCCTACCGGTATCATTATCGAGCTGACCATCCAGTGCATAGCCGTCGATGTTTTTTGAGATGTATTTCGCGATATATCCCGCAGCACCGCCCCGGTTAAGGTGTTTTGCCTGAAAACGGTTTCGCGCGGCTCCTCTTTCGTCGCCATCCTCTTTGAGCGCATAGCGACGCATGATTTCGATAATCTGGTTACGCTGGCGTGGATGACAAAAAAGCATCATATGCCAGTGCGGCGTTCCGTCGTGGTGTGGCTCGACGACTCGCAAACCGTAGACCTGTAAATCATTATCCTTGAATGCCGTGCGCATCAGGCTCCAGATACGGCAGAGATAACGCTGCGCATCCTTTGGATTAAATGCCTCATCGTTCCAGCCGTGATTAAGCTGAACGGTTTTACTTTCGCCTTTTCCGACCTGACGTGTCGGGTGATACTTTGACGGCGCGGTCAGCGTGATAAACATCCCCACATCACCCTCTGCGGCGGCGTAACGCTCAATACCGGCAATGGTGTTCATCAGCTCCATCCGGCGAATTTCAGGATTAGAAATACTGCCCATCACCTTACTGATAAGGTCGATGCGCTCGCCGGTTTCCCTGTTTTCGAGGTCACACGATTTAAGAAATTCCAGATTTGCCTGGCGGCGCGCACGCACATCACGAATGGCATGTTTACTGGCATAAGGAGAACGGTCTTTATTGACCTCCCCGACAGCAATCAGTAACGCCTCATGCCAGCGCATACGCTGACCTTTAAGCTGATGAGTCCACCACTCATCGTTAAACAGACGGGCAATGGCAGAATATGCCTGCCTCGTGGTCATCTGTCCTTTACGGTATTTTTTCCAGTAAAGCGGGGAAATATTGAAAGCACGTGCAGCGCCAGCAACATGACCATACAGATGCGCCTGCGCCTCATCCGTAAACAGCGATTCTTTTTCGCCATGCGCATCCACCCAGGCATCGCTGAGTTCCTCATACATCATGAAAAGCTGCGATGAGATACGGGCGGCAAACTTTTTCAGCTCCTTGTCATTCATTCCCGGCAGGCGCGCATAGTGGTCACGCTCTGCCAGAAACAGCAACGACGCGTCGGTGTTCATTTCATGGCGCTGATTCACACGCTCAATGCGCGGCCATAAACGACGCTGAAAAGTAGATGTGAGGAAATAAAACCCGTGCACCGGGCTTTTATTGCGCCGGATGTAGTCATAGCGTGAAGTAAACAGCGAGCGCAAAAAGTAAGGCAGGCGATTAATCGTGGATAAAACACCTTGCACCTGACGCATCTCGTCACGTGTAAGGGGTCTTTCGCGCCCGACAGCCTCGCGTGGCGTGTTCCATGCATAAGCACCGGTAAACGTCTTACCGGTGCCTGCGGCAAATGCTGACGGAGGGACAAAACGCCCGGAGGCTTTAACGGCCATATGAGCCAAAAGCCTCTGAACAACGCTTGCTGAGTTGCTCAACCTGCGCGTTTAAATCAGCAAAAGACTTTGCGCTTCCGGTCAGAATATCGTGATGCATCAGGCCGGAAACGAGCTGGCTTAATTTCGGGTAATAACCAACCACCGCCAGCCATTCCTGACCGGCGTTTTTACCGCTTTCCGCTCTCTTTTTCTCGTGGAGAATAAACTGAAAGCTGTCACTGGTAACGACATAACGTTCGCCAATTTCAATACGAATACTCATGCCGTTCTCCGGTAATGTTTGTTTTTTGCTTCAAAGACTGACTGGCAGGAAACACAACGCGTGGCTGACGGATAAGCCGCACGACGGGCAGCAGGTATTGGCGCGTCATACTCTTCGCAAACCAGCGCAGAAACACCGCAATGCTTTACCCTTGCCGCGTTAATCTGGCGCTCCAGTAATTCAGCCTGTTGTTCCTGAATAAAATCCACGTTGTCCGGCATTACCAGCTCCTTTTGTCGTTAAGTTTTTTAAATTCATCAGCGCAATAGCTGGCAATTTCTGTCGTTAATTTCGTCAGTTCGTCCACGGAGGAGATTTGCTTGTGAAATACAGCGCGTTTAACAAGTAAATTGACCACATCAGACAGGAGATTTAATTCGTTCTGATAAATCGCGATAACAGACTCAGTTATTTCGCGTTTTTCTTTATCAAGACCAAGTTGAATAAGAGATAAATCGCCATTTTTCATAACGGCGATTTTTAAGGCGTTATTCAGTAATACAACTGAACGAGAACAGGACATCAAAGCACCTCCCCGCGAGACAATCCGATATTGTGAAATTTTTCCGACTCCTGACTGAGCAGCTCGACTATCTCCACGCGGGATAACTCCGCCTTTGTGATATGGCGAATCATGGCGTCAAGATGAGAAGAAAAGCGCGTCGCTGCGTCGGCCTGTGCTTCGGTTCTGGCCTGTTGCAGCAGTAATGCGTATTTACCGCACTGATTTTCAGAAACTGTATGCATGACTTTCTCCAGGTAAAAAGAAGCCCCGCACAATTAAGTGCGTTAAAAACTCTGGTTAATTACTTAATGCAGATATTGCTCTGGTTTTACCGACGTCAGAATTGTCGGTGCATACTCAAACAGACTGAATAATTCACGTAATGCACGGAATAAAGCATCACGCCAGTAACATGACTCTTCATTAATTCGCCAGTATGGCTGGTTGAATTCTTTTTCAGTCAATCCGGCATGCATAAATAAAGTACGACGCTGACTGACTGTTAAAAAACTAATATATGCATACTCACTTGCGCCAACCTGACGGCGTTTTGAGAATGCACCACGCAATTCATCAATTGCACATACCAGTCGTTCACGTTCGACGTCGTTCATTTCTTCAAAACACATCGTTGCGTGACGCTGTTTTAACTGAGCATGGAAGCAAACCGTTAACCGTTCGCGCTCCATCATCTGATTATAATAATCACATGTATCCTGCCAGCGAGGAACGGCAAGATGCTTACCAATTATCCGGCGCATAGCTGCTGGCTGTTTTTCAACGAGATTGAGCGTCATCACTGTCATTTCCATACCCTCCGGCTTTTCAGAAAGGTCAGAGCCTTTTTTAACGGACTCTGTTTTTTGGTGCGGATAATGATTCCCTTACGCCCCTTACCGTGGGGGATGGTGAAGTCAATCGCCCTGGGGCTTTCGTTACGCAGTAACTGAGCAATACAACGCGGTTCACTCATAATCACAACCCCATCCACAAAAGCCATGCATCACGCTGTTCAACTGGTCGGTTATAAAACGCCTCTCGTACAGCGCGATTAAACTCTGGAATGAAAACCCACTTCTCACCGACACGAGCGTTCGGCTTACTTGGATCACGAAGCTCAATAACTGGCAATTTATTCTCTTTTACCATCTTGACTACAGCCGTTTCTGGCTTACCAAGTAACTCTGCAAACTTAACCGTATGTACCGCATCAATCGGGTACTGAATCACATAGTCATTGACTTCCATTGATTAGCCCTTTTTGCTTTCGTGTTACCCTTATTAGATCCAGTCCCTTCTAGGTCGCCCCTGTCCTTTCTAGGGACTGGCTAACACACTCAAAAGGTCACCAACACACAACCTTTTGACGGGAATATAAGTCACCAATAGGTTACTGTCAAATGCAGACATTCGAAAAACTGAAAGCGATTAGGAAAGCAGAAGGCTTAACACAGGCGAAATTCAGCGAAATTAGCGGGATAGCTCTAGGAACAGTCAAAAATTACGAAAGTGGGCATAAAGACCCTGGTCTCAGCATCGTTATGCGAGTCACAAATACGCCTTTATTTAAAAAATATACGCTCTGGTTAATGACTGGTGATACGTCACCACAAGCTGGTCAGATCGCGCCGGCTCTCGCACACATTGGGCAAAAACCAACAGAATCAGACCACTCCGAAAAACAGACTGGTTAACACTCTATAAACATTACATTTTCACCATTTGTTACCAAGATGGTGAATACAGCGTCAGAGGGCTTTCTTATGTCAATTAAGAAGCTCGATGATGGACGCTATGAAGTGGACATTAGACCTCGCGGTCGCGACGGAAAACGCATCCGCAGGAAATTTGAAAGAAAAGCTGAGGCTGTAGCATTTGAGCGATACACAATCGCCTACGCCAGCCAGAAAGAATGGGCAGGTCAGCGAGCAGATCGCCGAACTTTGAGTGAGTTGCTGGACATCTGGTGGAAATATCACGGGCAAAACCACGAGCATGGAACAAAAGAGTTTAATCATCTGCTCAAAACCATCAGCGGCATAGGTGATATACCAGTGAGCCGGATGAGCAAAAGAGCTTTAATGGATTATCGTTCCATGCGACTACGTGATGGTATCAGTGCCGCAACGATAAACCGTGACATGTACCGATTATCCGGCATGTTCACAAAATTAATTCAATTGGATGAATTTTCCGGGCAACACCCAATTCACGGACTGCCGCCACTGGCGGAGGCCAACCCTGAAATGACGTTCCTGGAAAAAGCAGAAATCGAAAAACTGTTAAATGTTTTGGCTGGTGATGACTTACTTGTCGCACTTTTATGTCTGAGCACTGGAGGAAGATGGACGGAAGTTGCCACGCTAAAACCAGCACAGATTACAAATTGCAGGGTTACCTTCCTGAAAACCAAAAACGGTAAAAAGCGAACCGTGCCGATTTCTGAGGAACTGGAGAAAAAAGTTAAAGAGGAGGCCAGCGCTAAATTATTCAAAGTTGATTATGAGAAGTTTTGCGGGATTTTACGCAGAGTGAAGCCAGATATACCACCCAATCAGGCAACCCACATCCTGCGGCATACATTCGCAAGCCATTTCATGATGAATGGGGGCAATATAATCGCACTGCAACAGATTCTGGGACATGCGAGCATTCAGCAGACGATGGCCTATGCGCACCTTGCGCCTGACTACCTGCAAAATGCCGTCGCGCTGAATCCTCTAAAAGGAGGAGTGACGTTATAA